TACATTGGGGTTATTAACTGTCTGGGACAAATCTACTATAAATTGGTCTATAGTATCTAAATTATAGATATTACGTTCTAGTAGGTAGTTTAGTAGTCTCATTTCTCTCCCCAGTGTTTAATTATCTCATTTTGAACCTGTATCCGAAATTCTAATTTATCGGCATACCCTTCCGATTCCACTAAATATTTATATAATTTCATACTATCACTCATTAAATATCCCACATAAAACTCATGTTCTTCTTTAAAAACTTTAGATTTAATGTTTGGTTTATCTGGTTTTTTGGGAAGTTCTATAGTTGGCATAATAACTTTCTTTTCGCCCCAAAAATAAGATTTAAAAGTTGAACAGCTGGATAATATGACAATCATACACAATATGGATATTATTTTTTTCATTTTTTTTCCCCAAAAAAATCATTCAGAGCATTACTAACAACTTCTGCATCACTTTGTTCTCCTCTGCCTAATTTATCCTCTGTAGCATCTATTTTACTATCTACTTTATTATCTATTTCATTATCCTTTCTATGTATTTTATCTTTAGCTTCATATATTTCTATAGCATTATTTTGCCTCTCTACAGTTTTTTCTAGATGTTCTATTTTTCTATTTTTCCACCATGAATAAAATTTAAAAAAGAATGCTGATAATGCTATTGCGCCCATAATAATAAGTGTACCAGTGCTTTTTAGGAATGATATTATTTCTAACATGTCATTTCACCTCGTCATTTAACTCCTGTAAATGTTTACTTTTTTTCTCATATACATCAACTTCTTCTTTAATTTCAAATTTTCTTTTAGACCATGCTCCCGCAGCACTATTTAGACCATAAATACCAGCTAATGATGCTAGAGCCGATGTGAGTAGACTTACTGCTTCTTTAGCGGGCCAGATATTTTTACCTACCAGATATACCATTGTTGGTACAAGAATAACTATAACTAATAGTAAACATAATCTACTTGCACTTAATTCTTTACTACTAGGATCTGTTATAAATTCTAATAATTTTTTCATGTAACACTCCTATTTTTTATAAATATAGATAATCTTAATATATTTATAAATATACATGAGGAATGTAATGGATTTTAATGTTTGTATTCAACTTTTATCTTATGCCAGTGGCATAATGTATAGTATATATCTTGGTAAATCCATACAATTATATAATAAAGTATTACAACTAGAGGAAAATCTTAAGAATGGTCAACTGGAACCATCAGAAGAAAAAGAAAAAAAATGAGTACTGAATTTCAAGTTATTTTTACGGCTATTACCAGTGTGCTTGCAGGATTATCTCTATTTGTATTAAGAGGGGTTTATAAAAAATTTGAAGTTATGGATTCTGATATGAAAGATGTAAAAAAACAATCTCAAGAGAATTCTGAAAGGTTGGTAAAATTAGAAACTATTATATCTTTCAAACATGGTAGTAAAGAATAATAAATTATGTATAAAAGTACCAACTAAAATGAAAAAGATGTCACGAGAAGAAAAAACCAAAACTATAGATTTTAAGAGATATGTGAAAGGGGATGAAAAAACAACACAATTAATAGAATATATGTTACAAATCTTGATAGATATATAAAAATGGCAAATATGATATTAACTATACGTAGAATAAAAGCCCCAAAATCAGACTCATTTAAAAAAATATCTGCCCAATTTGATTTATTTTATAAAAATTATTGAAAGTGCATGAAAAAATTATATGCATATTTTAAAAAATACAATATAATATGAAAAGAATAATTACAACTATACTTACAACTAGTAGTATATTGTTTGTGTTATTTGCTATAATTGCATTATTTATTTTTTTATATCCATTTAACATTATTGATGTGCAATTACCTATTACTATTATAAATCCACAAAAAACTGTTAGTCCTAATGGTATAGTTGAATATAATGTAAATTATAAAAAGCACTATGATATACCAGCTATAGTAAGCAAACAATTAGTGTTAAGAAATAAACGAATATATAATTATGATGCTCAATATGACAATTTGTGTATTAAAGAAACAAACGTTATAGGTACACTTTCATTACCACAAAATGTATCAAAATCTTATGGAAAGATTAGAATAATAGCTGTATATAAGTTGTTTGGAATTAGAGAAGTGCCATATACTTATGAGACTGAAGAATTTTACATATCGGAGTAAATTATGTCTGAAAAGAGTGAACTGGTAATCAGAATAAAAAGACGTTTGGGTTATCCAATGATAAAACTGGAAATTAATGATGACCAGATAGAAGATAATATAGAATATGCCAGAACTAAATTTATTAAGTACGCTTTTGGTAATGCGACACAAGAAGTGTTTTTTACTCAGATGTTATCTGCTGGTCAACATCTTTACGATATGCCAGGTGGAGTTGTTGAAGTAATATCTTATACTGCTGATGCAGTAAATACAGGCGGAATAAATACTCTTTTTACATTAGAAAATTATTTTTATTCTCAGGGCATGTTTAGTTTGCTTAATCCAGCGTCAAATAATGGGTACACCTTGATTGGTTATCATATAGCACGAGATTTCTTAGAAACTCTGGATAGATATACTCCCGATGCCTACAACTTTAAATATCACAAAAAGGCAAATAAGCTTGAGATCCAACCACCTCCACCATCAGGCAATGCTCTTGTAATAGGCGATTATACTTATGATTCGCCCGGATTTGTTCTTATTAAAGCGGTAATGATTTCCGGTTCTACTTTAGAAGATGATTGGGAAGATTTAGATAGTGTTGATAATGAACTATATGAGTCACAATGGGTAGAAGATTATGCGTTAGCAATGACCAAACATACTTTGGGTCTCATAAGAAGAAAATTTGCCAATTTTTCTGCTCTTGGTAATCAGGGTACAAGTCTTGATGGTGATAGTTTAGTAAGTGAAGCTAGGGAAGAAATGGAGAAGCTTTCTGATGATCTAGATAAAAAAGAAACATATAAGGGCTATGGAATATACATGGGATGAGATTGCTACAATATCTTAATGAAAAATATGTAACAGATATATATAATTATCACAAAGAAACATTATATGATGATTATGCTCCGGTGTTTGTCAATCCCGATAAAAAAGAAATCAGTAAATGCAAAGGCAATATTAGATATATTGTTGACTTTAAAAAGAAAAATTTATACATATGGCACGCTTATGCCAATATTCATACTAGTGTAATGGATAAATTATATAAAGAGAATATCATAGATGTTAGTAATATGTATGATGATGATGCTAAAGATAGATTTTCCTATGGTGAGGCAGATGTTGTAGGTGGAAAACTAGAATTTATTGATAGTGATGTCAGTGCTATTAGGGTATCTGGTGATGACCGTAGCGTTGTTTATTGTAAATGGACTAAGGAAAATGATTCGTGGCTTAATATATATTTTACCAAACCATATATAAAAACAGTAATGGAATATACCAAAAAGAGATATAATTTATCTGAAGAATATTTTAAAAATATCAGATATAATAAAACAGAATATGCCGAAATATTTAAAAACCCCACAAGAAGCGAAATATATAAACTTATTAGACAAGCATATGAACAAAAACTAAGATTTTTTTATCTTATAGATAAAAAAGAAATGTATGTGTGGGATTCTAATTATTTACATTATAAGATATCACCACATATAGATTATGCTGGTAATAATTTTCTTAAAGGTGGATTATTACTTAAAAATAATAAATTAAAAATACAGTGGATATCTATAGGTAGACAAGAAGATAATGTAAATATAAAAGATTATCCAGATATTTTACAATATATAAATGAAGAATACACGACAAGTACGTTTAGATGTACTATATTTGTCAATCCAACTAGAAAAGAATTAATAGAATCTTTGGATGGTGATGATTCTGTTAGATATCTTATAGATGTCAAAAAACAAAAATTATATATATGGAAATATACAGTAACACATGGCGAAGCTTCTATTGCCCTTGAAGATGAAAACCTTATACCTCAAGATTCTTATCCAGACGGAAAGGGATTTTTGTGGGGTGTCGCCTTTAAAAAAGGTAGCAAATTGTCTGTAGATTTGGATTATGACCCTATATCTAAGAAGTATGTTGATTATCATGGTATAGATAAGGCAAATGGTAAGTGGTTACTTACATGGTTTAATAACGATTTATACGAAGAAATAAGAAACTATGTAAAATGAGATTATTACAATATCTAAAAGAAATATATGTGACTACCACTGATAATTATAATGTTAAAATATGACTGGATGAAATTAGACATGTCTTGACTTGACCAGTAGTTTTATGATTCTTATAAAGAATCATTTATTGAGTTTCTTAAAAAAGAATGGAAGATATATAGAAAAAATGAGCTTATTGACTGATACAGTACCAGAATGGTCAGTTTATGATATAGAATATACTAATCAGGAACATATATTATTTGAAAGTAGTATAGTAGAACTATGTGATATATATGGCATATTAATATATTATTATATTCTATCACCCGATTTTGATTCTTTATATGGAGAAGACCAGAACAAACAATATCTTGGGCCATATGCAACTAAAGTTATATATCAGCCCAGTGAAGAGCCGGCAATATTTAATACTTTTGGTATGTATTCTGATGAAATTATAGAAAAGATGAGATTACCAAAATACACTTTTACCCGTGATACTAGTGCATCTGCACCTGTTATTGGTGATATTATTAGAGTTCCCTGGAATGATAATTTATTTTATGAAGTGGTAGAAATTGATGCTGAAGATAATATATTTCAGACTAAAAAATTTTCTTGGGATCTTATTCTTAGGCCATCTAGAACAAGTGAGGATGGCAGTATTGTTGATACCAGTGAATATATTGATAGTGTTCCTATATCAGCTTATGGTGATAATGCCTGGATAGAAGAACAATCAAACATAATAGATGATTATACTGATATATTGCCGAATATAAGAGATATTTACGGATATGAGTAGACTACTAAACTACCTAATAGAAGCATTACCAGTATCAATAGCTAGAAAATATTCTAAAAATTGGGACAAATCTAGATATGATTCAATATTTGGTAATAAGTACAGGCTATACCTACCATTTGAGGGCGAAATAGAAATAGAACCACCTAAGGGTATTAGAGACTATTTACTATCACTTGGTTACACAATAACCAACTACAAAAAAGGATTATGTAAGAAATCAAATAGCAACAATGAAATAAGAATAGGTAAAGTACTACAAAAAAGTGGTAATACAGATATGCTAAAACTATATAATAATACTAAAGAACTAAACACAGATAATGTACTGGTAGTAATATCCAGACATCCCTATGATATAGCTAGTATGAGTACTAATAGAGGATGGACTAGTTGTATGGACTTAATCAAAAAAGACGCAGGTAAAAACAAAATACCACTAGAAATAGAAGCCGGTACCATTGTAGCATATCTTATTAGGGATAACGATAAAAACATAAACGAGCCAATAGCTAGAATAGCTATTAAACCATATGTAGATACTAATACTAGTGAAGTATATCTAGTGGCTAGTGATAGATGTTATGTGGGTAATATACCCGGTTTTAGTAAAACAGTACAAAAGTGGTTAGATGGTATTCAAAGTAATAAACAAGGTGTATTTAAAATACATAGAGACGTTGATACAACTGGATTTGAACGTAGAACTATTACTAATATCAAATTAGTAAGTAGTATGGTAATAAATGATGATTTGGATTTATCTTTTAGTGATATAACTGAAGTCCCAGATAATATAACTATTAATGGTAATTTGGATTTATATAATAGTAAAATAAGAAAAATAGGTAAGAATTTAGTAGTAAAAGGTAATTGTGATTTATCTCAATTACCAATAGAAGAACTACCAGATAATGTTAGTATTGGTGGTAGTTTGAATTTATCTTATAGTAAAATAAGAAAAATAGGTAAGAATTTGGTAGTAAATGGTTATTGTGATTTACGCTATACACCAATAGAAGAACTACCAGATAATGTTAGTATTGGTGGTAATTTGGATTTATCTTTTAGTAATATTAAGAAAATAGGTAAGAATTTAGTAGTAAAAAGTAGTTGTGATTTATCTCATACACCAATAGAAGAACTACCAGATAATGTTAATGTTGTCGGCAATTTGTATTTATCTTATAGCAATATCAAGAAAATAGGTAAGAATTTAGTAGTAAATGGTAATTGTAGTTTATCTAGTACACCAATAGAAGAAATACTAGATAATGTTAGTATTGGTGGCAATTTGGATTTATTTTATAGTAAAATAAGAAAAATAGGTAAGAATTTAGTAGTAAAGGGCAATTGCAATTTACGTCGTACACCAATAGAAGAACTACCAGATAATGTTAATATTGGTGGTAATTTAATCATTAGTAAAAACCAATACAAAACATTTAAAAAATACGAGAATAAGTACAAGATAGTAATACTATGAGACTACTAAACTACCTACTAGAACGTAATATCTATAATTTAGATACTATAGACCAATTTATAGTAGATTTGTCCCAGACAGTTAATAATCCCAATGTAGTAAAATGGTTAAAATCCAATCTTAAGAACTACTTAATAAACAAGTATGATAATGTACAACTAGTAACACAGTTGCCTAAAAATGCACCACTATGGGCTAAGAAATCAACAGAATTGTACCAAATAACTATTACTAGAGAATTCAAAGACAAAATACATCATGTAGTAGATTACTTAAGAACATTGCCTGGTGATATATCTAGAATATCAGTACTGGATGCTATTAGTAAGAGTGAAGAATGGACTAGACAACTAATTAAGAAAGCTAGTAGTGATGAAGATAGTAGTGACGTTAAACTAATTAAAAAATATCCCAATGGTATGTTCTGGGTAAGACTATTAACTAAACAAGCCCTGGAACGTGAAGGTAAACTAATGGGACACTGTGTTGGTGGATACTGTGATTATGTAATTAGTGAACAAATAATTATTTATAGTTTACGAGATACAAGTAACAACCCACATGTAACTATAGAACAAAGAGAAAATACTATATATCAAATAAAAGGACATAGTAATAAGGAAGTAGTTCCCAAGTACCATAAGTATGTAATAGATTTTATTAATAGTGGTAATTATGATGAAGTACGAGATACTCTTAATATAAACATGATATTTATAGATAGTAAACTATATACTTATGATAATTTACCCAAAGTAGTAAAAGGTGATTTGGATTTATCTTATGCACCAATAAAAGAACTACCAGATAATGTTAGTATTGGTGGTGATTTGAATTTATTTTATAGTAAAATTAAGAAAATAGGTAAGAATTTGGTAGTAAATGGTTATTGTGATTTACGCTATACACCAATAGAAGAACTACCAGATAATGTTAGTATTGGTGGTGATTTGAATTTATCTTATAGTAAAATTAAGAAAATAGGTAAGAATTTGGTAGTAAATGGTTATTGTGATTTACGCTATACACCAATAGAAGAACTACCAGATAATGTTAGTATTGGTGGTGATTTGAATTTATATTTTAGTAAAATAAGAAAAATAGGTAAGAATTTAGTAGTAAAAGGTAATTGTTATTTATCTTATACACCAATAGAAGAACTACTAGATAATGTTAATATTGGTGGCAATTTGTATTTATATGGAAGTGGCATAAAGAAAATAGGTAAGAATTTAATAATAAAAGGTAATTGTGATTTATCTTATGCGCCAATAGAAGAAATACAAGATGATGTTAGTATTGGTAGTAATTTGGATTTATCTTATAGTAAAATAAGAAAAATAGGTAAGAATTTAATAGTAAAAAGTTATTGTGATTTATCTTATACACCAATAGAGGAACTACCAGATGATGTTAGTATTGGTAGCGATTTGAATTTATCTTATAGTAAAATAAGAAAAATAGGTAAGAATTTAGTAGTAAAGGGCAATTGTCATTTATCTGATACACCAATAGAAGAACTGCCAGATAATGTTAGTATTGGTGGCGATTTGTATATTACTAAAAACCAATACGAAGCATTTAAAAAATACGAGAATAAGTACAAGATAGTGATAAGATGAGAATATTTAATTTTATCCTGTAATTATAAATTACTTAATAGAATCATTACTATAGTTTAATTTTTTCATTATTATATTAAATCCAATCATCATTGCTTTTGCAAGCCGATTTTTTTCTGTTATAAGTCCTTGAGGAATATTCTCACAAAATTCACACAAATACTCATCAAAATATAATTTAGTAAGTGCTTCTGTTCCACAAAAACTACAACACCTACTAAATATTTTATGGTGTAACTTTTTTTCATCATCGTTCATTATTTGTCTACCTTAAATAAATTTTTCAAATATGGATAAATTTTTGTTTTATTTTCTATGATACCAGCCATTATTCGCCAATCACTACGATAAAATTTGATGCCGTTGTTTTTTTCCTTCATACCAAATTGTTTTATCATCTTTCCTAGAAGTTCCGGCGAACTCCACCCGCTGTTTTGCAGAACTATTTCGGCATAACCTATAAGATTTATTCCCCTATTAAGTAATCTCTTGATGCTGTTTACAGTAGCATCGGGGTTAAAATCTTCACCATCGGAAAAATACTGAATATAGATATTATACTCAGAAATAGGGTATTCCGTGTCTATTAAATGTTCCAGTAGATCAAATGCTGTATGACATAAAGTTCCGCCGCTTTCCCCACGCTTAAAAAATTCATCTTCATTTACAAGTTTAGCTTCTGTGGTATGAACAATAAATCTCACATCTACATAATTATACTTGGATTTTATAAATTCATACATCCAAAAGGCCAAGCTTCTGGCAATGTACTTCTTTTTTGTGTCCATAGATCCAGAAGTATCACACATAAAAAATATGACCGCGTTACTGATTGGTTCCTCTTCTTTATGTATTTGTCTGAATCTAATATCATCATCTTCAATGTTGGGTAATATGTCTGGACAAATAGTTTTATCAATTTGTCCATCTAAAATTATTTGTATGGCCTTTTTTATATCATAATCACTTTGTATGTATGCCCTATGGGCGTCATTTTCATCACATTTAGTTGTGTTTATGATTTCGTGAATATCACACATCGTTCTTTTGATTGTTTCGACCAGTGTCATTTTTTTATGAATAAGGGAATATTTACCAGTTTTAGCAATAAATTCTGTTTTATAATTAGTAGTTACCAATTTGATAACTTTATTTTTTTGTTCGATGAATGGTAGTTCCAAATCATCAAACATAATCCGAAGTAGATAATCAATATCGATTTCCACTTCCATGTAGTCTTCACCTTTTTGGTCACCAGGTTTACTGGTATTCCTTTTAGATTTACGGGCAATAATATCACCAGGATTGCTCTTGCCTGTGCCCACACCCCCCATATTCCTATTATTATTGCTATGAATAAATCTATAATCGCGCATACCACGTACAGATACCCTTACTGTACCTTCGCGTTTTTTGGTAATAATAGATTCTTCGGCCACAATATCTTCAACAGATCCCCTAATGGCCTTATCTATTTTTTGTCTGTGTCTTTCAACATCTTTATGACCTTTTTGGGAAATGTTCCACTGGTCATGATTAATAATTGGCATTTAATTTACTCCACAAACAACTATTCTGTTTTGGCAAGGATTTCTCCTACAAAAGTAAGTATTACCTTAGCACAGGAATCACAATAGCCACGTTGTTTAAGATTTTCAATTACATCATTTCTACGTCTTTTTGTTTTTTCATTAAGTTGTTTAATAGGATCGATCAAAGTCAACTTGACTATATCTTTGAGGGACTGCATTAGTTTTTTTTCAATACCTTCCTTGATAACCTTAAAGGTTTCAAATGTGAAAGGCTCCCCGCGTTCTAATGCTGCAGATTTATGGACAAAAATACCATTTCTAAATTCTTTTTTGGAATTGATGGGCACGTTACAAAGTTCTTCGATGCCCCGCATTAGTTTTTCATCTGGCACAGAATACTCGCCTGTAGGCTCGTGATAAATCTTATCCCCTTTACAAAAAGCCTCTGCATTCCGCATATAATTCTCGAATAGTGCCTGTGCCTGCTCATCATAAGCATGTAGAAAACTAAGCTGAACCTCACGTTTTGCTATATCAACGTACTCTTTAACAATACTTTCTTTGTCACCTTTCAATAGGGATAAAAACCTATCCTTCTCCTCTGGTGTATAACCAATATGATTATCAAAAGCATATATAAGTGTATTGATAATGTCAACCGGACATATACATTTCTTATCCTCTTTTTGTGCAAGTGCGATATTAAGTGAATTTATGATATATCTAGGTGATATACCAAACATACCCTCACCTCTTTCGCGACCATCCTTTTTTATATCTTTAATATCAATTTCTTCTTTTTTAAATTCTGATATAGACTCATCATTGTAAATTTTAACCTTTTCCATCAATGATGAACAACGAGCATGTGGAACAAGTCTAGTTACAACAGCAAACTTTGCTGCTATTTCTAGTGTATGTGGAGCAATATGGATATTCTTAAACTCAGACTCCTTAATGAGTTTATTGTAAATTTGAACTTCGTTACTGACTTTGAGATTCCAGGGCCATTTTACCACATAGATTCTATCGTGTAGTGCCTCGTTTTCTTTACGAGAAATGAATTTTTCGTACTCAGTTAAATTTGTATGACCAACCAAAAAACTATCAATATAAATCTGTGGAAATGTACCACTAGGTGACTTGATAAGTTTTTCTTGTGCTACTGTTATAAGAAGATATAACAATCTTTCGTTTGATTTTAGCAATTCAATAAAGTCAAGCATACCACCATTAGCGACTTCCAAGGCACCATCAAATAAATATGAATTTGGGTCGCCATCACCATATCGCGCCACTTTAGATAAATTCAACCTTCCGATCAATTCTGATTCGTCCTGACTAGTCGGATCAGAAGGCTGGAAAACCCCGATTCCCTTACGTCTATGTTCTGAGAACTTAAATTGGATTACTGGCACCTCTTCCCATTTTGTATGGCCAGAAATGTCGGTATATAAATTGTCCAAATTATATTGACAAACAGGGCAGGGTTTGCCTTCTATTTTCACATCCAAAACTTCTTCCCAATATGCCCTGTCTTCTATTGGAATCAGGTTTAACGGCTCCTCGTGTATAGGACAGCCTTTTATAACATATTTTGGTGTTGTATCGTTCTCTAAACACCTTTTTAACCAGTACACAGAGGTGCTTTTACCGGAACTAGGCGGCCCAACCAACAATAAAATTCTTTTACCAGTTTCTGTTCTATGTGCCCCAGCTTTCAGAAATTTCATTAAATCATGAATTGGTTCCAAAGTACCAAATATCTTATCATTAAAGTAGTTATAAGATACAAGGTCATCATAGCCCATAACTTTATAATCTTTATCTATTGGCGAAGTGCCATATTTCATAATAGCATTAAACATTCGCGCAGTTGCTAGTTGTGATATTTGAGGATTATCCTTTACCATCTGTAAATAGTCAAGTAAAGTTCCTTCCCAATTAATAGATGGTTTTTCTTCTCTCATTTTCAAAATGATTTCTTTAAAGTCTGTTGTGTTCAACATATCCCCTCATTTTTCAAAGAATTAATATAGATTAACTATTCTATTTCAACAATTTCAACCTGTTTTGGTTCTTTTTGGTTGATTTGTTTTAATAGGTCATTAAACGTCCCAACAAAAATATTTTGTTGGTTGGTTGGTTTTCCGCCAATGCTAGTTTTTAAATCTAGCTCCCTTTCTTTTAATTTTAACATATCAGCTTTAATTTGTAAACCAAAAGAGTCAGTTTCGGCGGTAATTAAAGCATTTGCGGCAGTTGTGACTGAATCTATTAATCTAGCTACGGCTTCCACCATAGATGGTTTTAGCTGTCCTTCACTAAAAGCTTCAATGGCCATATCCAGCATATAGTTGGCCTTATCTATATTTTCTCTAATAAAATCTTCACTAGTTTTTTTATTTTCGTTTTCCATATTTATATTTATACCACGCGTCAAAAAATTGTCAACCTAGTTTGTTGTCTTTCAAAAACCACTATGATATAATGAAGAAAAACAGAAATATGTGACTAAAAAAAATAACATGAAGATTGTCTACGAGCTTTGTGAAAAACACAAAAGCAAACTAATCTATTTGGTGAAGTTTGGTTCACATCTTTACGGTACCAACACTGAAAATAGTGATTTGGACTATAAAGGTATTTTTCTACCAAGTCTAGAAAATCTTGTTCTTGGTAGGAAAATTATAACCATTAATCACCAAACTAGTGATAATGTAACAAAAAACAATGCCAGTGACATTGATATTGAGTTATATTCATTGCAATACTGGATAGAATTGGTAAGAAAGGGCGAAACTATTGCTCTTGATGTTCTCTTTTCTTATACAAACGAAAACTGTATTATCGAAAAACATTATCCTATGGACTTGTTTTTTGATAATACAGATAAACTTATTACCACATCGGAATTAGCATATACAAAATATGCTATTGGTCAAGCTAAAAAATATGGTATCAAAGGAAGTCGTTTAGGAGTTCTTAAAAAAATTCACAAATGGTTTTGTGATAACTTTGAAGAAGACTACCTAAAATCCAAGAAAAGGGATAATAATAAACTTTCTCTTTGGATTGATACAATAGTTGATATATTCGGCGATGAATCATATTGCTTTGTCAAAGAAATTGGTAATAATCGGTGTTTGATAGTTTGTGGTAAAGTTCATCAGGGTAATATTTCGATGAGAGAATTTTACCAAAGAATTGATAAAGCCTATAATGAATATGGACATAGGGCCAAATTGGCAGAACAAAACAAAGGTATTGATTGGAAAGCAATTTCTCATGCTATACGGGCCATTTATCAGACAAAACAGCTTTTAACTAATGGGAAAATTATTTTCCCATTAACAGAAGCAGATATTCTCATTAAAATTAAACAGGGGGAATATCCTTGGTCAGAAGTTGAAAACCTGATTGTATCGGGTTTAGATGAAATTTCTAATATATCCAGTGAGTTCATAAGCAACTGGAACCAAAATTTTGTGGATAATCTGATACTTAAAACCTATGGTTTACAAAGTTAATTCTTTGTGATATACTAAAATAAAAAGGAGTTTTTATGCAAACGATTTTTCAGTATGTGAAAGGCAATGTAGGTCGTACGCCTAACCTGAAAAAAACTACATTTGTGGGGTTTGTTAATCCATACACTAATGAGATTATTATAGGTTATGCACAGTGGAATCTGTATGAAGACTATAACCCCGAAATGGGTAAAGATGTTGCCTATGCCAGAGCAGCAAGGTGGGCAGAGAAAGAAAAGTCTCTGGATGATATAAAATTTCCACCTTCGTGGTTCTACAATGGATATGCCGGGTTGGAGTTTGAAACCTTGGTAAAGTTCATTAAACGCTGCCAGGCTTATTTTAAGCAGGCAACGTTAGTTGGTTGGGCAAGAGAATTGTTAAGCCGTGTATAAGATTATACCTTTTGATACCGTCAAGGGTGTAATAAGAATATATGGCAAGTTAATAAATAATATAACGGCCAAATTAGCCAACTACTCTCTATATATAGACAATAAAGGACTATATTGGCTATATATAGAGAGTAAATATGGTAATCATATAGTACCATTTATCTATGGTTTATTACCAGATGATTACATAAAGATGATCATAAATAAATAGGCACGATGGCCGAGGGGCTCAAGGCGATGGTTTGCTAAACCATTGACGGTAAAACGTCCGTAGGTTCAAATCCTACTCGTGCCGCCAAGATACGAAAAATGAGATAAAAACACCCACAAGGTTAACAGGCTTACATCACAAATTGACACAAATTAAAATGGGAAAAATAGAACATAGCTAAAATTAACCGAATATATAAAAGTTTTGATTCATTAAGGATGTCTTATGGATAAATTTTGGAAAAAAGTTGTGAAGTGTAAACATAAGAATTTGAGCACTTCCTACTATGTTAGTCTTGATTGTTCAACTCCGTATTGTGAGGGTGCGGAAATGCGGTGTTTGGACTGTAAAGCCTATATAACAACGTGCGGCTGCGGCGACCGCAACGATGTCTCTGGTTGGCCCCGTAATAGAAGGGCTACTAAATACAAAAAAACTACATTACAACAAAAATAAAAAATGATAGAAATATCCGGCAATATATTTAATGTCTCCGAAAATATAGTTATTACCACTAATGGTAATATAAAGAAAAATGGAGAGGCCGTTATGGGTAAAGGGCTCGCACTTAAAGCGGCCAAATTAATACCAACATTACCTAAAATTTTAGGTGATAAATTACTTGATGGTAACAATGTTTACTATCTTGGCCAATTTGACAAATTTATTGGTGTATTCAATTTTCCCACTAAACATAATTGGTGGGAAAAATCAGATTTACAATTAATACTAAGATCATGTAAACAATTAATAGAACTAGTCAATATAATGCAAATTCCTAAAATTATATTACCTAGACCGGGCTGTGGATTTGGTCAACTAAGTTGGAATAAAACTATAAAACCAGCTATTGAAAATCTATTTGATGATAGATTTTCGGTAATATCTTTATAAAATGAGACGTTATGAAGTATAATATTATTAAAAAGAAGTTTCATATTATATCAATAGAAAAAATATGTTGTGATAAAATGAAATATGCTATAGAAAACAACTTATGATTAAAATATTTCTATAGATAACAAAAAATAGGCGGCCATAACTCAATGGTAGAGTTCCAGTCTTCCAAACTGGGAGTTGGTGGGTTCAAATCCCCCTGGCCGCTCCATAAAGGGGTAAATTATGACAACAAAATTGAGTTTTTGGTCATGGTTAATGGATACACCTGTTAACACAGTATCTAGTTATACATTATATTTTGTTTCATCTCAAATGGGATTTACAACTAGTCAGATGATTAAATATATCGAAATGGCATACTAAACCATAAAATTAATAATAAAGGAGAGTGACCGAGCGGTATAGGTGCATGGCTTTGACCCATGTTATTCTGGTTCAATTCCAGACTCTCCTGCCAATTTTTTTATTGTCTTTTGGGGCCTGATATGATATAATAATAGGAAAATATGAAGAATGGAATTATAATATAATGAGAAAAATGGCATCTATCAGAACAATAAACAAAATCTCCCCAATCATGGGCGCAGATAATATTGTCTGTGCTCGTGTAGATGGATGGGAAGTTGTAATTCGTAAAAACGAATTTAACGAGGGTGATTTATGTGTTTATTGTGAAATAGATTCTAAACTTCCAAAGGATAATCCAAGTTTTGCTTTTCTTAAAAGCAAGAAAATCAAAACTATAAAACTAAAAGGTCAAATTAGTCAGGGAATTTGTTTTCCTATGACTATTTTACCTGGTGGTTGTTATGAAGTGGGTCAAGATGTTTCCGAAATTTTAGGAATTGAAAAATACGAGACACCTTTACCAGCACAATTAGCTGGCAAAATAAAAGGATATTTTCCTGGCTTCATACCCAGAACAGATGAAGAAAGAGTGCAGAATATTCCCCATATTATAGAGGAATATGCGGGCACTATTTTATACATAACAGAAAAGCTTGATGGTTCGAGCATAACTGTTTATATTAAAGATGGGAAATTTGGTGTATGTTCTCATAATCTAGAATTAAAAATAGATGATCCTGACAACTTTAGAAATACTTTTTTCCAAACAGCAATTAGGCTTGATTTGGAAAATAAGATAAAACAATTAGGATTTAATGTTGTATTACAAGGTGAATTAGTTGGCCCTGGTATCCAAAAAAATGTTCTTGCACTAAAAGAACATGATATTTATTTTTATAATGTATTTGATATTGATACAAAAAGATATCTGGATAAAAATGATTTTGTAAATACCATAAGATCACTTGGTCTAAAAACCGTGCCCATCTTGGATAATATTCTATTAAATCACAGTGTTCATAATTTGGTTGACATGTCTTTTGATAGAAGCAAGATTAATCCTAAAGTTCACAGAGAAGGAATTGTTTTGAGACCATTAAACGAGATGTGGATTGATGGTTTTGGTAGATTCTCTTTCAAAGTTATTAATCCACAATATCTATTAAAGTATGAGGAATAAGATGAAATTTACTCCATTACCGCGTATAATTATAGAATCAGAATTGTTTACCAACAAACATATTCTGATAAGTATAACTGGTACTGATGAAAAGGAAGTAAAACTTCCTATTAATGAGAACAGAATGGCAACACTTCATCTTAAGTTTGATGATATATCATCCCCCAAAGCTGGTCTTGTGCTTTTTACCGAAACACAAGCTGGCAAAATCCTTGATGTTGTTGATATTTGGGAAAATGATATAGATGAAGTCATTGTTCATTGTAATGCTGGTATTTCCAGGTCACCGGCAGTCGCTGCCGCACTGAGTAAAATTTGGAATGAAGATGATGATATGTATTTTCGTAAATACATACCAAATGTATTTGTATATAATAAAATACTTAATACAATACTGAAGAGGCACATAGAATGGTACTCGGAAGAACAAGAAGAGTAACAACAGCAACAACAGTCGGTGTAATAATTTTACTAATTAGTGCCTGTATTTCGGGGCCGGTTCCGAGGGACTTTAATCCCTGGAAAGAAATTGTTGTTGGTAAATCCACCAAAGAAGACGTAAAAAGAATTATAAGTATTACACCTACAACCATTCTTAACAGGTCTTGTTATGACTATTGGACAGAAATTTGGCAATACAGATATGCTTTTCATGGTATATTTGGTAGTACAATCAATCTTATACCTAATTTAACTGGTAGTGGTTATCCTGGATATAATAAATATATCAGCACAGATATATACTTTGATAAAACGGGAATTGTTACTAACGTGATATGTGGTGATTTTGACGATTACCAAAAACCCTGTTTTTGGATATATACTAAATGAAAAGAATATTATGTTGAATTTTGTAAGATTTGATAGGATAACAGATAAAGAATATGGAGTATTCAATGAATAATATTGTTTGTTATTATCATTCTGCCGACTTGGATGGTAAATGTTCTGCCGCCATTGTTCATTATTGGGAAAACAAAGCCGAACTTATACCACTTAACTACAATGATAATTTCAAAGCCAAAATATTGGATAGAAAATTTGTTAACGAAATAATATTCTTTTGTGATATCATAGCACCAATTGATATCATGAGGGAGTTGTCGGGTATTAATGATGTGATTATCTTAGACCATCACATCACCGCCATTGATGCCATTAAAGAGGCGGGATTTTATCACTATGGTAAATTGGATATTTCCAAGGCCAGCTGCGAACTAACTTGGGAATATTTGTTCCCTAATACAAAAATACCAAAAGTAGTTAAATATCTTGGTAGATATGATGTATGGCAACATAATAATGAGATAGTTTATTTTCAATATGGCATGAGAGAGCAAGACCTCCCTGTTAATTCACACATATGGGAAATGCTATTTGAAAATGACCGCCTCACAGAACATATTATCAACACGGGCAGAATTATAAAATCCTGGGTTGACATTACCAACGAAAAACATGTAAAAATTTACAATAGAGAAGGTTGTTTTGAAGGACTAAGGGCGGTTATATGTAATAATGTTGGCGGCTCGCCTTTATTTGATTCGGTTTACAACCCCGATTTACATGATATAATGGTTACATATATTCATACTTCCCAAAAAACTTGGCAATATGGGCTATATTCAACAAAAGATAATGTTCATTGTGGAGAAATTGCCAAAAAATTTGGTGGTGGTGGACATAAAGGGGCTGCCGGGTTTACTATTGGAGAATTAATTATATGACCAATGGATTTAATTTGTAATGAAAATAAATTTATTGGGATTTGATTTCGATTCTGTTATTGTTGATACTGCAATAACATTATGCGGCCTAATAACCGAACATCTTGGTTACCCCGTAGGGCTTGAGACTATAAAACATTATACTATAGAGCTAAATTATCCGGGAATGACAAAAAAAGACGCAGAAAAAATTCTAAATTTATGCTTAAATCATGACAATACTATAGCAACACCAACTATTGATGGCGCACTAGATTTCCTTAAATGGTACGCGAAAACAAACTATATATATATAATAACAAATAGAAAAGTATTGGAACCTGTAGATTTCTATCTACAACATAATTTGGATAAACAGACATACGAAAAGGTAAACCTTTATTATACTAAAGATAAAGGAAAGCTTTGTAGATCGCTTGGCGTAACTCATTTTATTGATGATTATATGAATAATATAGTAAATGTTGCAAATGCCGGTATTATACCAATACTATTCTCAAGAAGTTGGAATATAAATATACTCAAAAGTGGTAGTATTTTGAGACAATTAATACAAATAGTAAATTCGTGGGAAGATATATACCATCTGATAACATGTAAAAATGGATTATAATATGTTAAATAATGATACCAAATTTAACATATTATAATCCATTCAAAAAATAAAACAGTTAGTTTGTATATTAAGACATCAACTAGATGAATTATGGAAAATTTTGGATGTATAGTTTGTTGTCTTTTGATACCTTATATGTTATAATAAAGGAAAAAATATAGGGTATCATCATGAAGTGGACAGCCAAAATTAGGGATGAAAATATTTCCCAACTTGAGGAGAAAATCAACGGGCTGAATCGAAAAGCGGATAAGCTTGGTTGTGCTCACATGTTTCTTGAAATTGGGGACGTCGAAAGGGATGAGTGTGATTATCCCTATATTAAATTATATAGGAAAGTCACCATATATGGGGAAACCCCCAAATTAAATGGTTGGCGTCTATTGGCCACATTGCAACATGATAACAACTTAGAAGCCAATATTGTTCGTAATGTTCCGGGCGAAACAATGTCCCCAGAATATCGTAATCGGAAAGGAGTATGTGACCACTGTGGTCACAATCGGTATCGTAAGGATACCTTTGTAGTACAACATGATGATGGCACAACCAAACAAGTTGGCAGACAGTGTGTTGCCGACTTTCTTGGACATAGCCCTGAAAAGTTTCTTCATGTGGCAAATTGGGTTGACATATTAGGTAAGTTGGAAGAAATGGGCAGCATAGTTAACGACACTTTGGAAAATTATTCATTGGATGCCTTTTTGGCAATTACTAAAGCCACTATCAGGGATAATGGCTGGGTGGGTGTATCACAAGCTGGTTTAGGTCCTGTCTACACGACAGTTGATCGTGTAGTTGATATTATCAGTAACCCCACAAAAATGAAAAATTATAATATTGCCAATGATGATCTGAAATATGCCCAGAAAGTAATTGACTGGGCCGCAAATCTTGGCCCCAAAAATGATTATGAACATAACATCAATACCATAGCCAAGCAAAAGTATGTAGTAAAACGTACCCAGAAAATCGCAGCCTCTATGGTTGAATCTTATCGCCGTAATGTTGAAGCAAAAAACATCAATGTTGAATCTAATTATATTGGTGATGTAAATGAAGTGGTTAATCTAACATTGACTTTTATAAGGAAACATGAATTTAACTCATATTGGGGTATGGTATATATTTACAAATTTCAGGATAGTAATGGCAACATGGTTATCTGGAAAACATCTAACCCAATCGATCTAAAAGAAGATGTAAAGTATAATGTATCTGGTAAAATTAAAGAACACAAAGAATACAACAAAATCAGACAGACTGTATTAACTCGTTGTAAAGTAAATGAGATTTAAATGAAATTATCAAATCCTGTTTTTGGAAAATGCAATTTTTGTAATAAAGATAAAACTGTAGTATATATAAACTTTTTAGCATTTTGTTATGATTGTGCCAAAGTTCTTTTTGATAAATTTTATGATACAGATATAAAAAATATAGCTTAATTATAAATATTATTGGTGATTGTTATGAGATGTGACCAATTTATCGGCCTTAATACTTGGGCATCAGATTTTGTAAATTCATTACGAGAAGTATGTACCGAATTTACTACTAGAATATATCAAGATGGTAGAATAGAGGAAACACCAAAAAGAACGATTACAATCTGTTTAATAAAAAGCGAACCTTCCAGTGAATATGTCAGTGGTATGTTTGATAATAAATATCAATTATATAAACATATTTTTCCAGATGGTAGAATATATTATGAATTTCATCAAGAGACAATATGGAGTAGTGGGCCGTGTATTTTCACGGCTTTGAAAGATTCTAATGGAAATATAGTAAAAAAGTCTCTGTGGAGTAACAAAGATATTGAATCATATTTATAAAATTATCGGGTAAAATAATATGGAAGGAGACTAAAGTGAAATTATGTAAAGATTGTAAATATAGTAAAGGGGAATATATTTTCGGTTTTCCCGAATTGGTTTGTTTGCATCCATATTATATTAATTTATCTACTGGAAATGGACATAAGTCATGTTTCGCAATTCGCCATTTGAGTTTATTTTCCTGGTGGCCATGGTCGTGTGGTCACAAAGGACGTTTTTGGGAACCAAAAGGAGAATAAAATGCGTTGCTGTGAGTGTATTAAGGCAATAAAATTATTAGATAACAAAGAGGTAGTTATTTGTTCTGTGAGTTACAAACCAGAACCAGCTATCGAAATAGTTAAATGTAATGATTTTGAATCAAAATACAGAAAAAAATAATATGTCTAAAAAAATGATTCTTAATCTGGAAATTGTGTTTGATATTCCCGAAATTGATAACCCAGAGAAATTTTGTCTATTAGCCTTTGAAAAAAATCCCGAAAATTTTATAAATTTATTACTTAAAGAGGGATATGTTAAAAAACTTGATTTTACTCCAACACTAATAGGGCATTACAATTTTGATTGTAAATTACATTCTGGTAGTCTTAATGATGCTCTTTGTTCAAAATATGGTGTCCTTTGTGGCAGTTCTTTCTGTAAACACTTTTCACATATAAAGTAATTTACATTCTTTCATTTCAAGGTATAATAATATATGTTTAAAAATGTTTTCTATGATTATCGGCAAAGTATTATGCACTTATGGTACACTGTTAGGGGTGAGCATTTTTATGCCAATTACCATTGGGTGCCCTATGTTTTTGTTCCAGGTAATGGTAATGTAACATCAATCTATGGAAAACCTATGATAAAAAAGTGGTTTAAAACTTATTATGAATATAAGGAGTACCTTGAACAACATACAGATAATAAAAATATTCATGAAAATAAAGTTAAGCCGGAAATCCAATTTTTAGCCGAAGGATTTCATGATATTACAGAAGTGCCGGAAATGAAAATATATAGTATTGACATCGAAATTGATTCTGATATATTTCCAGACCCACAAGCTGCTAATGATAAAATTTTTCTCATATCTGTTCATGATATGAATCAATGGAAAACATATGTCTTTGGTGAAAAACCCTATACTGGTAATATGGAAAATATAGAATATGTGGAATGTAAAACAGAGGAAATATTATTAAGCGAATTCTTAACTTTTATGAAATGCAATCCTTGTGATGTAATCACTGGATGGAATTGTTATTTTTTTGACATACCTTATATTGTCAATAGAACAAAAAAGCTATTTGGTGAAGATACAAAATTATACCACAGATTATCGCCAATCAAACATGTAAATACTTGGCGCGGATCAAGAATAACAGATAGTTCTGGTAGGACATTTGCCGGAACAGAATTTAAAATTGATATAGGTGGTGTATCTATACTTGACTATATGGATATTTACAAAAAATATGGCAAGAAACTCGAGTCATATTCTCTAAATTTTGTGTCATTTGCCGAACTAGAAAAAGGCAAACTTGATTATAGTGAAAATGCTTATAGTTTGAAAGAGTTATATTCTACTAATTGGAATAAAATGGTAGAGTATAATGTTATTGACGCCAAACGTGTAGCCCAGTTGGAAAATAAACTAGGCTATATCAAAATGATTCAGTCACTATCTTTACTAACCAAAACCCCAATGATATGCTACCAAACCCAAACCTCTCAAATAGAGGGACATATCCTGTCACATCTAAGAAAGAAAAATATGTGTGCTCCACCATTGCTACAGGGTTACCAAATGGGTTATGATGCCGCTTATGTAAAAGAACCACAAGTAGGAATATATAATTGGGTATTGGATATGGATGTAATGAGTGAATACCCAACTGCTATTATTGCTCTTAATATGAGCACCGAAACCTACTTTGGTAAAATATTGGGTTTAAAAGAAGATGAAATCATAGAGCACACTGCCAATAAAAACTTTCCGCCATTTAAAATAAAAAGAAATAATGATGATATATTTTATGATAGTGATAAAGTGGCAATATTTAATAAAGCACTTAAATTGGGTAAATTTACTATTGCACCAAACGGCGCAATATTTACTACTAATAAAACCGGTATCATATCTGAAATTGAATATAACTTGTTTATCCAAAGACAACAAACTAAAAAAGAAATGTTGTCATTAGAAAAAGATGGACAAAATAAAGACTTGGTTGCCCAACTGGATAGATTGCAAAATGCACAAAAAACTATATTAAATTCTATATATGGTATCATGGCCACTCCATATTCGCGATATGCCAATGTTGATATTGCCGAGGCTATTACAGCATGTGGCAGACAT